AACGTCACAGGTACTGTAGCAATTGCTAATGGCGGTTCTGGAACAACGACTGCACAAGGAGCAATGAACGCATTTGCAGGGGCCGTCACTAGCGGTTCTTATTTGCGTGGTAATGGCACAGATGTGGTCATGTCAGCTATTCAAGCCGCTGATGTACCTACATTAAACCAAAACACTACAGGAACAGCATCTAATGTCACAGGTGTTGTGGCTGTTGCTAATGGTGGTACTGGAACTGCTACACCATCGTTAGTTGCTGGCACAAACATCACAATTACAGGCTCTTTTCCAAATCAAACTATCAATTCAACTGCTAGTGGTAGTGGAACAGTTACAAGCGTAGCGGCAACAGTCCCATCATTTTTGTCTGTGAGTGGATCGCCAATTACAACAAGTGGAACATTGGCTTTTACTCTTGCATCAACTCCGACTAATGGTCAACTGTTAATTGGTAATGGAACCGATTTTTCCTATTCAACATTGACTGCTGGAAGTAATATCACAATTACAAATTCTTCAGGTGGTATCACTATCGCATCTACTGGTGGCGGTGGTGGTGCATCATCCCCTATTCCTAAATTACAATCTTGGTCAATTGGAGCAATGTAAATGGCACAGAATACAAACCCTATTTTTCCCCTAATTCCTGTTAACTCTTGGGTTAGTGGTGTTGCGGCTAATGCGGCAACTCCTGGCGTAACAGCCAACACTACCACAGACCTGACCAGCGGCACGATCTACGGCCCTATTGAAACGGCTGGTGCTGTGGAAGGCTCACGACTTGACTTCATCAAGGTTAGGGCGCTTGGCACTAACGTGGCGACTGTGATCCGCATCTGGTTGAACAACGGATCAGTGACTACAACAGCAGCCAACAACACGCTGTATCTTGAGCGCACACTTTCTGCAACAACCGTATCTCAAATAGCAGAACTTCCTGACATCATCTTGCCATTGAACATTAGTTTGGCAGCAGGGTATCGTGTGTACGCCACATTCGGCACAGCAGTAGCGGCAGGTTTCCACCTGACTGCTGTTGGTGGGGATTACTAATGTTTACGGGTTTTGCATCTGAAAATACACCTGCAATACAGGTATGGGATTTCTTTAGGACTTTTGCAAGTACCTCTGCTATTCGTTCAGTATCTTTGGCAGATGATTGCGCTCCTATTCAGGTCTTTCGTACAGGGGCAACAACTACTGCTATTAGAGTTTATTTGCCAACATCACCAATTGAAGGCAAACAAATAACAATTGTTAATCAGCAATATGGCACTAGTGCTCAAAGTATTAGCATTTATTCTTCTGATACAAGTGGCGATGGCACATCTTTTGCTATTTTTACGCTAGGACAAGGGGATTCAGTAATTCTTGTTTATTCAAAACAAAATATTAACTATGGAACAAGTTTAGGTATTTCTCAAACTGGTTGGATTTCATTAAATAAAAGTTCGCCTAGTGCTACTGGCTATTATTCTGCAATAGTAGGTGGAAATAACAATTCTGTAAGCGGTACAAATGCTGTTGTTGTGGGCGGTCAAAGCAACACAGCAAACAATACAAGTGCCACTGTTATTGGTGGCCAAGGCAACACAGCAAGCAATCAATTTGCCTCTGTTCTTGGCGGCACATCTAACACAGCAAACCAGTATGCTTCTGCTGTTGTTGGTGGCGACACTAACACAGCAAGCAACAATCACTCTGTTGTTATTGGTGGGCAAAACAATACTGCAAATAGCATAAACAGTGTAGTTGTTGGTGGCAGACGAGGTACAACAAGAGCAATAGATGGCAATTTTGTTACGTCAGCAAGTAATGCGCCAATTGCCGCCTCAATTGGAGTTCAACAACTTGCTACGTTATTGCTTGGTCGTCAAACCACAGACGCAACTGCGACAAGGCTTACAAGCGACACAGGAGCCGCTGGAACAACCAACCAAGTCATCCTGCCCAACAACAGCGCCTACACATTTCAAGGCACTTGCATTGCTAACGTAACGGCTGGCGGTACTACATCAGGCTGGAAGTTTGAAGGTGTAATCAAGCGCGGTGCTAACGCTGCGTCCACAACTCTGGTTGCGGCTGTCACTCCAACTGTTATTGCTCAAGACGCTGGTGCTGCTACATGGGTTTTGGCGGTCACTGCTGACACAACCAATGGTGGTATCGCTGTAACTGTTACTGGCGCAGCGGCTACCACAATCCGATGGGTAGCAAAAATCGAAACAACTGAGGTAACTTTCTAATGGCTCTGAAAATCTCTATCCCAACAAGCAATGTAGGTGTCCCATTCACAGACGCTTATGCCCGTATCACCAACATCTTTGGCAACAAAGATCAGGTGCAATACCAAGTGTCTGTGTCTGCTAATGCTGATGCAAGGCAAGCAAATGCTCAAGAAGTGGCACAACACGCTTTCTACTGCCCAACCCCACAGGGAAACCTGATGGATGGTCTATATGCTGATTTAAAACAGCAAGTTGGCTTTGAAGACGCTGAAGACGTATGACTCCAGAACTCGAAAAGTACTATACAGATCGGTTTGACATGATGTCTACCGAAGGTTGGAAAGATTTAATTGAAGATATTGACAAAATAATAGCAACTTTGAATAATATCTCTGTAATAGATAGTGAGAAAGACCTACAATTCAAAAAAGGTGAACTTTCTATTCTTTCTTGGCTGAAAAATCTTAAAGAGATCAGCGAAAGAGCATATGAAGAAATTTTATGATTACGTCTGTGAAAACGGACACAAGACAGAAAGATTCGTTGATTATGAGGCAACGGGTCTAATGTGTGAGTGTGGTGCAAATGCAACACGTTTACTATCTGCGCCAGCATTTCGACTTGAAGGATGGTCTGGTTCTTTTCCATCGGCATATGCCAAATTTGGGAAGAGCCATGTTGACAAGTTGAAGTCTGAGCAGAAACTCAACTCATAAGCAATTATGCCGAGTTGAATCTCCTACAACCGAGAACGGCAGGAAAAAGGAAAAAGTATGCTGATTGATGAAGAGCCAAATGAACTAGAAGCGGTAGAGCAACAAGCCAAGCCCGAACTCCCTGAGAAATACAGGGATAAAAGTCTGGACGAGGTAGTGCGAATGCACCAAGAGGCTGAGAAGCTCATTGGTAAACAAGCACAAGAGGTCGGAGAAGTCCGAAAGCTCGCTGATGAACTCATTAGGCAGAACCTCACTGTTAAACAACAACAGCAGCAAACTAGAGATGTTGAGCCTGAAGTAGATTTCTTTGAGAATCCACAGATGGCAGTTCAAAAGACTGTTGATAGTCACCCTGACATCATTGCGGCAAGGCAAGCCATGCTAGAGATGAAAAGGGCGCAAATTCAGCAAAAGTTAGCGCAAGAACATCCTGATTTTGGCGATATTGCTAAAAATGAGGACTTTGCAAATTGGGTTAAATCTAGCCCTGTACGCATTGACTTGTTCAAACGTGCTGATGCAGAATTTGACTATGATTCAGCCAATGAACTGTTATCTACCTACAAAGAACTTCGTTCTGTCAAACAAAAGCAAATGAGTACCGCTGGTGAAGCAACTCGTAAGCAGAATTTGAAAGCAGTTGGGGTTGATGTAGGTGGTTCTGGGGAATCATCAAAGAGGGTTTATCGTAGGGCTGACCTTATTCGGCTGAAAATGCAAGACCCGACTCGTTATGAGGCGCTTTCAGATGAAATCATGCAAGCGTATTCAGAAGGTCGTGTTAAGTAAACTTAACTTATTGGAGATTTAATTATGGCAAATACCGCCTTTTCCCCCACAAATAGTGTAACCACTACATCCGCAGCTAACTTCATTCCAGAAATTTGGAGTGATGAAATTGTTGCCGCCTATAAGAAGAACCTCGTTTTGGCCAACTTGGTCAAGAAGATGTCTTTCAAAGGCAAAAAGGGTGACACCATCAACATTCCTAGCCCTGCTCGTGGTTCAGCAACAGCTAAAGCCGCTACAGATGCAGTTACTTTGATTGCTGAGAGCGACACTAACATTCAAGTGTTGATCAACAAGCACTATGAGTACTCACGTTTGATCGAAGACATCGTTGAAGTTCAAGCCTTGACATCACTGCGTTCTTTCTACACAGAAGACGCTGGTTATGCTTTGGCTCGCCGCATCGACACAGACTTGGTTCAATTGGGTCGTGCTTTCAACGGCGCTACAGTTGGTACTGATGACTATGCTACTAGCAACACTACTACCAAAGCCTTTGTTGGCTCTGATGGTACTACTGCTTACAACAGCACATCATCTAACGCTGCCGCTTTGACTGATGC